GAAAAGGATGGGTATTTCTTCAAGGAATACGACCGGTGTGAGGGTATGGTTGTAGAAACTATGAAGACCGGTGACTACACCCTTAAGGGCATGGAGGACACCCTCTGTATAGAGCGCAAGGCCAGCACCGCAGAAATAGCGATGAACTTGGGCAAGAAAAAGAAGCCGTTTCAAGCCGAGATGGAAAGGATGCAGGATTTCAAATACGCATTTTTAGTATGTGAATTTTCGCTTGATGATATAATTAACTTTCCAGAGAATTCTGGAATACCAAAGAAGCAGCAAAAGCAGGTGCGAGTGACTGGCAAATACATGCTGAAGACTCTGATAGAATTTCAGCTTTGGTACAATACAAAGATTATATTCTGTGGAAGTAAATATAACGCATTTTTGATAACCAACAGTGTATTCAAAAGGGTTAACGAACTTACACACAATGAATGACAAAATCAAAGATGCGTGGTTGGACATAGATGTAGACGAAGACAATCTGTTCAATCCCATGGGTGTTATAACCGGCGAAGACTTCGATGAATTTCATCTCAGGCTAACTTGGCTTATGGCTCGCCCTGAATACTTTTCGTTTATCTGCAAGCAGGTTTTCAACATCGACCTACTTCCTGCTCAGTCCTTAATGTTGCAAGAAATGTGGGGAAGAAAATTTCCCATGCTTATCGCATCTCGTGGTTTTGGAAAAAGTTTTATATTATCACTATACGCAATGATGCGGGCGCTACTCATGCCCAAAAGAAAGATAGTGGTTGTGGGAGCGGCGTTCAGACAGTCTAAAGTTCTGTTTGAATATATGGACACTATCTGGAAAGGCGCTCCTATTCTCAGGGACATGGTTGGGTCTGACAGTGGACCGAGACGTGACGTAGATATGTGCCGCATGATTCTGGGAGAAAGCACAATTACGTGTTTGCCTTTAGGTGATGGTTCCAAGATTCGTGGACAGCGCGCAAACGATATTATCGCAGATGAATTCGCTTCCATACCCCGTGAAATATTCGAAAACGTTGTCGCGGGTTTTGCTGCGGTGAGCGCATCCCCTATTGAAAATGTAAAAGCAATGGCCGCAAAAAAGAGGGCTATAGAACTTGGGGAGATGAAAGCCGACACTTTGAATGAACGCGACCCCTCCTCAAACCAGATTATTATCTCTGGAACGGCCTACTATGATTTTAATCACTTTGCCGAATATTGGAGGAAGTGGAAAACTATTATCCAGAGCAAGGGTATCCCTAAGAGACTGGAGAAAGTCTTTGGAAAACAAGATATACCGTCAGATTTCAACTGGCAAGATTATAGCATAATCAGGATTCCTTTTGAGCTTCTCCCAGAAGGATTTATGGATGCTGGTCAGGTTGCTCGTTCTAGGGCCACTATACATTCTGGCATTTACCAAATGGAATATGGGGCGTGCTTTACAAGAGATAGTCAGGGCTTTTTTAAGAGGTCTCTGTTGGAGTCCTGTGTGGTCACCAAAGACAATTCAATATCCCTTCCCAGCGGGGACGTGTTTTTTGAATCCATGCTGAGAGGCGACCCTACAAGACAGTACGTATACGGGGTTGACCCAGCGTCTGAGGTTGATAATTTTAGCATTATTGTCCTAGAACTTCGTTCGGACCATCGAAGAATAGCTCACTGTTGGACAACGAATAGGGGCGAGCACAAAGAGAAGGTCAAGTCTGGAGTAGTTTCGGAGACAGACTTCTACGCTTATTGTGCTAGAAAAATACGCGACCTTATGAAAGTATTTCCGTGCCGACAAATAGCCATGGATGCTCAGGGTGGGGGTATTGCGGTTATGGAATCCCTGCATGATAAGGATAAAGTCAAAGAGGGGGAACATCCAATATGGCCAATCATTGAAGAAGACAAAGAAAAAGATACGGATGGATACCCCGGTTTGCATATATTGGAAATGTGTCAATTCGCAAAATCCGATTGGCTGGGTGAAGCCAACCACGGATTAAGAAAAGATTTTGAAGACAGAGTGTTGATATTTCCATTCTTCGACGCCGTTAGTCTTGGTTTATCTGTGGCAGACGACAAGATGAAGAAGCGTTTGCACGACACGCTGGAGGACTGCGTTATGGAGATTGAAGAGTTAAAGGATGAGCTTTCTATGATTGAGATGTCGCAAACTCCTGCCGGTCGAGACAAGTGGGATACCCCTGAAGTAAAGACAGCAGGGGGAAAGAAAGGGCGGTTAAGAAAAGACCGGTACAGTGCTTTATTGATGGCAAACATGACTGCAAGAACCATACAAAGAACCCCGGTCCCACCCACCTACGACACAATAGGGGGCTTTGTGGGCGACGAGCAAGAAAAGCTGAAGGGGCCTATGTACATGGGGCCGCAGTGGTTTACAGAACAAATGAAGGATATCTACTGATTTGGTGTATGATTCAGTAGAATTCTAATCCAACTCCATTGCCATTAAGGAACGTCATGGCTGAAGAAAAACAAAATCCCTCCGGTTTTATCACATGGACTGATGATTCTAGCAGGCAGGAGGCTTTTGATACGGCCTCTGAAGGCATAGAGCTATATGAAGGCATTCAGAGGACTACTGCTTTTCGTTCATTTTTAGATATTGAAAGCAATAGGTCTGTCAGAACCGGGATGAACAGGGGGGATTACGACCGCTTCAGAAGCGAAGAGTCCGTTCCCAAGAAACAAAAAGACATTATGCGCATGTGCATGGATGCGTATAGCAAGGTTGGAATTATAAGAAACGTTATCGACCTCATGGGTGACTTTTCAAGTCAGGGCGTCATGCTGGTCCACCCCAACAAGAAGATTGAAGCCTTCTATAGAAAATGGTTTACGAAAGTCGGTGGACCAGAACGTTCTGAAAGATTTTTGAACACGCTCTATAGGTGCGGAAATGTTATTGTCAAGAGGCGTACCGCAAAGATTAGCAAGAGAATTGAAGACGGTTTTAGAAACTCTAAGTCTGCCGACATAGATGTTGAGCTTCTGTCTGTCAAGAAGCGAGAAATTCCTTGGAAATATGATTTTCTGAATCCGTTGTCGGTTGAGGTTGTCGGAGGCCAGCTTGCTATATTCGCCGGGGAACCTGAGTATGCTCTTAGGATTTCTACATCCCTGAGAAACATGTACAAAAAGAATCAATCCGTAGTATCTAATATGCCATTGGATTTGGCCAGCCAGATGGGAAAGGGTCTTGAGTTAATACCGCTAGATAAAGAAAAGCTGAGAGTTTTTCATTACAAGAAGGATGACTGGAACATTTGGGCAAGCCCAATGATTTATGCCATACTAGATGACATTATCATGCTAGAGAAAATGAAGCTCGCTGATATTGCTGCTCTAGACGGGGCTATTTCTAACATCCGTCTTTGGAAGCTGGGTGACCTCGACAATAAGATTCTCCCCACGAAGGCTGCTATCAACAAGCTCCGCAACATCTTAGCAAGCAATGTTGGTGGTGGCACAATGGACTTAGTCTGGGGTCCAGAGCTAGATTTTAAGGAATCCAATTCTCAGGTATACAAGTTCTTGGGTTCAGAAAAATATGACCCGGTGTTGAACAGCATTTATGCCGGTCTGGGAGTTCCTCCAACTTTGACGGGGCTTGCCAATGGCGGTGGAGGATTTACAAACAACTTCATCTCTCTTAAAACCTTGGTTGAGAGACTGGAGTATGGGCGCACGCTTCTCGTGGGTTTCTGGCAAGAGGAAATCGAGCGCGTACAGAAGGCTATGGGATTTAGATTCCCAGCAAGAGTTCACTTTGACCAGATGGTTCTTTCTGATGAGGCTGCTGAAAAGAATCTTTTGATACAGTTAGTAGATAGAGATTTGATTAGTGGTGAAACCGTGCAAGAACGTTTCGGTGAAATTCCAGAGATTGAAAAAATCAGAATCAACCGAGAGCATCAGAGCAGAAGTCGAGAGAAGACTCCTCCGAAAGCTAGTCCTTATCACAATCCGCAGCACAGACAGGACTTGGAAAAGATTGCTCTTACACAGGATTTCCTATCTCCTCACGAGCTTGGCCTTAAGCCTTCTGATGAAAGCGGTCCTCATCCTCTCACAAACCCGGACGACAGGCCGGAATTTGACGAAGAGGAAGAACTGAAGAAGCTGGAGCGGAAGCAAACCATAATGAAGCCTCCGCAAGAAAAATTTAAGCCTACGGGTAGGCCGGAAGATGGCAGGCCCAAAAACTCTAAGGACCAGAAACCTAGAAAACAGAAGGTAGTTAAAACTAGGCAGGCGGCTTCAGACTTGGCTAATTTAATGCTCTGGGCGGCTTCAACACAAAAGAACATCTCTGAAATACTTAACCCTGCTTTACTCCACGGTTATGGTAAGTCAAATCTTAGGGGTCTGACGAAGTCTGAGATGGACGAGATTGAATATATCAAGCTTTGTGTTTTATCTAATATGCAGCCTTACGAGACGGTAGATGCAGAGTTGCTCGTTTCAATATTAGAGGCTGGAAACCCCGCTGATAAGCAAGTGCTTGAGATTTACAAGCAGCTAACAAAGGATTTTGCTGTCGCTAATGACCGCCACCCCACACTTGAAGAGAAGCGTTATCTTCAATCTTCCGCCTACGGGCTAAGGTTCAGTGAGGTGTAAATTACCATTAAATACAAAAATTTCAGATTGTGGTGTATATTCAGTTGAGGTTTTTCTATGACAATAAAAGCATACGCAGCAGAAATAAATGATGGCTTAGCTGATGCTATCCTAGATAACATCAGTATAGCTTATCAATCGGTAGCTCAACCATACGAGCCAGTACGGGCCGACATTGAGCGAGCCGAATTTTTGGCTAAAGCCACCAGCAACCCAGACCAGTTTGACCTTTATTATCTTAACTCGGTACTAGTTTCTACGGGTTGGAATAGAAACGATGATGTATTCGATTATAAAGAAACATGGTCCGCTAGGAATACTCCAGAGGACAAACCCTTTAATTATATGCACGATGAAGCAGATATTATTGGTCACATCACTGGCAACTGTGTTGTAAGCGACGGCAAAATTATGGCGGCTGACCTGCAAGAGCCTCCTAAGAAATTTGACATTATAACCAGCGCGGTTCTTTACAAGAGTTGGTCCGACGAAGAAAGAGCCGAACGTACTAGCAAGCTTATCTCTGAGATTGAGCAGGGCGAGTGGTTTGTGTCAATGGAGTGTTTGTTTGCAGGATTTGATTACGCCATTGTTTCACCAGAGGGTGACCACAACATCATTACCAGAGACGAAGCTTCAGCTTGGCTTACCAAGCACCTAAGAAGCTATGGCGGTGAGGGTGAATACGAAGGTTATAAACTTGGAAGATTACTAAGGAATGTTTCTTTTTCGGGTAAGGGATTGGTAAGTAAGCCAGCAAACCCCGCTAGCGTCATTCTAAAGAATGATGTGAATCCTTTTGAAAGTAAGGCATCATACGCAATTCAAAAATCTAGTATATGGGAGAAGAATAACATGGCTAACGATAATTTGCTAGAACAGCAAGTCGAAGAGCTTAAGTCCCAGCTAGCCAACGCCCGTGAAGAGGCAGAGGCTGCCAAGGATGAGATTTCTCGTCAGAAGGACGAAGAAATTAAGACTCAGGTCGACGCTCTAGAGGCTTCTATTTCTGAAAAGGAAGAAGCTGTTAAGGCTAGTGCCGATGAGCTAAAGACTGTTCAAAAGACTATTGCTGCGCTAGAAGAAAAACTAGCTACAAAAGACGCTGAGCTTACTGAAGCTCTAGAGAAGATTGAAGCCAGCGAGGCTGAAGTCAAGACAATGGCTCGTAAGACCGCTCTGATTCAGGCCGGTCTCAAAGGCGAAGCTATTGACACTGCTCTAGAAAAGTTCGCTGAAGCAAGCGACGAAATGTTTACAGAAATCGTTCAGCTTATCGCTTCCAAGGATGTCGAGGTCGAGGCAGAGACTCAGGTCGATGAAGCCGAAGCTCTTGATTCCGAAGAAGACGCAGAAGCCGAAGATACTGAAGACACTGACGACGCTGAAGCCGAAGCTGACGCCGAGGTTCTAGAGGACGTTGAAGAAGCCGTTGAGGCTGCTTTGGCCGACGACACCGATGCCGATTCTGTTCAAGACGCAAGACTAGCCGCAAGCGCATGGCTAAGAGATAGCGTTTTGAAGACTACCGCATCGCTGACTGATGACGAGAACTAAATGAGACCTCTGCTGGAGCGAGGCTAAGTCTCATAACATACTTTATAAAAAAACGGAGATATAACAATGGCTTTAAAAGCTGATAGACACGAACTTCAAACTGATATTTCTTTCTTCATGAATGAAGTCGCCACTCGTGGCGGTATTGCAATTATGAAGGGGACCATCGCTGGCACCACAGCCGGTTCAGGTGCTGCTATGGACCAGAGCAACGCTTTGGTAAGCTACGAAAGAGTTGTCACGGTGGCTGCGGGCGCGGCGGGTTCTACGGCAATTTCTGGTGTCGTTCCGGTTGGCTTGCTGCTTAATGATATGGTAAACCTTGACCTTACTCGTCAGCACATTAACTGGCATAAGGATGAGGTCCAAAAGGGCGGTAAGGTTACTCTTCTTAGGAAGGGTTGGGTTGTTACCGATAAGATTTATCCCGCCAACACCCCTGTCGCTGGAGGTTTGGCCTATGTGAGTCATAGTGGATTGATTGCTACAAGCAACCACTGCACTGTGACCCAAGACGCCGA